GGTATTTGTTCTATTCCTTTACATAGTACAGGTAATGACACGGCTGATTTAATTGGCAACTTTACTATCACAAAAGAAACTATAAAAAGAGTTGGTGCATTCAATCAAGAACTTGACCCTTATGGAGCAATAGATTTAGATTATTGTACGAGATGCAGAGCAGCAGGTTTGCATACGAAATTCATTAAAGAATATACCGCTAACCATATTGAGCAAAATAGCATTGATGCTTATGGTTACAATAAAAATGAATTAGTACAAAAGACCTGGAGTTTGCATAGTAATAATGTATCTGGTTATACAAATGGAAATAAAACTTATTATATAAACTTATGAAAATACTTTGTATAACTTCAGCTAATTCGGGAGTTGGTTATCATAGAATTATGATGCCTATCGTTAATATGGAAAAAGAGTACGCACTTATTACAGACGTACTTAATGACGAACTATTAGAGCAAGGGTGGGATATTGTGCTTATGAATAGAATGTTAAATGAGATAGATGCAAAGCAAATGTACACTTGGCGCACTAAGTACGGCTTTAAATTAGTAGTCGATAACGATGACTACTGGCATTTGAGCGAAAGTCATTTGTTGCATTCAAGATACAAGCTTAATAATATAGGTAAACAGATTACTGATTATTTAGAAGTTGCAGACTTATGTACTTGCACACACGAAAGGTTGGCAGACGAAATAAATATTTTTAATAAGAACGTTCACATCTTACCAAACGCATTACCTTACGGGAAAGAACAGTTTGAGGATAACAAGACTGAAGATTACAAAGTAAGATTGTTCTGGTCAGGTAGCGGAACGCACGAGCGAGATTTAGAAATACTAAGGCAACCTTTCAAACGTTTGCAAGGTATGAACATAAGAACTGTTATTGCAGGTTACAATGACGGGGAGAAACCTATATGGGATAAAATGATAGACTCTTTTACTTGCGGTCTAAAGCTTAATCCTACAGTCTACAACTATGCAAGAATTACTGAATATATGGGTGCTTACACAGATAGTGATATTTCTATTATCCCGCTCGTAGATAACAAGTTCAATGCTATGAAGTCAAATCTTAAAGTATTAGAAACGGCTGCTAAAAAGAACCCTGCTATCGTTAGCTATGTCAATCCTTACTTAGATATGCCCGTGCATTACGTTAAAAGCCAAAAGGATTGGTATAAGCATATAAGAGATTTAGTAAGCGATGCAGATATGAGAAAGGAAAGCGGACAGAAACTATTTGACTTCTGCAAAAAGAAGTATAACTTTGACGAGATAAATTTAGACAGAAAGTATATTTATAGTAAACTATGCCAGTAATAAAATGCTCAAACGGGAAATGGCGTATCGGTAATGGCGATTGCGTATATGATACACAAGAAAAAGCGACTAAAGTATGGCAGGCTATTCTTGCAGGTGGGAAGTTCGCAGAAAGTTATACAGACTATCCTGAGTCAGCTACTAACAACGCAAAGAGGGCAATAGAATGGGCTGACAAAAACGGTTGGGGTTCTTGCGGTGAAGCAACAGGTAAAGCAAGAGCAAGACAGTTGGCAAATCGTGAGCCGATTAGTAGAGATACAATAGCTCGTATGGCTTCATTCAAAAGACATCAGCAACACAAAGACGTTCCTTATAGTGAAGGTTGTGGTGGGTTAATGTGGGACGCATGGGGTGGGACATCAGGTGTCGAATGGGCGATTAACAAACTAAAAGAAATAGACGGAAAATAATTTGCATACTTAAATTTTTTAATTATTAATCAACGGAAAATTTAATGGGGAAAGTATGCAGAAACACACACAAATATATTTGCAGGGAATGGGGTATAAAACAACTGACTTCGTTCCCTGTGAAGTGTGTGGCGCAAAAGCGGTAGACGTGCATCACATTGAAGCAAGAGGAATGGGTGGGAGTAAAAGAGCAGATGTAATAGACAATTTAATGGGCCTTTGTAGAAAGTGTCATATAGAATACGGAGATAAAAAACAATATAAAGAGTTTTTAAAAGACATACACGCAAAGAATTATGGCAAAGGGTAACGAAAATAAAAACAAAATTAGCTTTGGCAAACGCAAAAGAGGGTCTGCAAAGAAGTCCTTTAACAAGCACACGCCAAAAGAAAAAGCTTATAGAGGTCAAGGCAGATGAGAAAGTTAAACGCTATATGGTTACTCCTGACGCATAAAGCTTATTTCTTAGCAGTATGCAAAACAGGTAAAAACGGTGACGATATGACCACAATAGGACATTACACCTATGCGATGGCAGAAACACTAATTAACAAGCATATAGCAGACATAGACACTTATTTAGACCAAGAAGACGCAATAGACGAAGCAAACGACATAATTAACGGAATACTATGATATTATTATCAAGTCAAATAGAAAGTATAGCATCACGCAAAGACAAGACAATTAAGCTTACAATAGCAACGCAAGAACTAAGTCCTAAAGACGCTGCTTCTTTGTTTCAGCTTAATCAACAGTTCTGCTACTTAGCAATAAAAGAAGAACCTTTTAGCAAAGAAGAACAAGACGTAGTAGAAAACTTGAAAGCAGACGTAGACACATTCAAGACACCAAGTCAAAGATTACGAGGCATCTTATACAGAACATACGAACAAGACAATGAAGGATACAAAGATTTTAACACATATTACTTATCTGTAATGGATAGGATATGTCAGCACTATAAAACAAAAATAGATGGGTAGGCATAAAGCAATAGAAACACCTGAGTTAATGCTTCAATACTTTACTGAGTATTGCGAGTATTGTAAAAGCAATCCTATTAAAGTACACGACTTTGTAGGCAAAGATGGTGACGAAGTTTACAGACTAAGAGAAAGACCTTTGACGATTGAAGGATTTGAAAACTATTGTTACAATCAAGGGGTTATAGGAGATTTAAGCCATTATTTTGCTAATACAAATAATGCTTACGAAGAATTTTTAACTATCTGTTCGCGTATTAGAAAAACAATTAGACAAGACCAAATCGAAGGTGGTATGGCAGGGGTTTATAATCCAAGCATAACGCAGCGATTGAATAGCTTAGTAGAGAAGTCAGAAAACAAACACGAAGTAAGTGAGATTAAAATAACTTACGATAGATAATGCAGACAGTAGGCTTGAAATTACATAATCCACACCCTGCGCAGAAGCAAGTACTTGACTGCGATAGTAGATTTATTGTAATGATGGCAGGTCGTAGATTTGGTAAGTCTTTGATTAGTCAAACAATTAGCATAGAAACTGCGGTAAATAAAAAGCGTGTAGCTTACATAACTCCTACTTATCAATTAGGTAAGATATTCTTTAAAGAGATAGTAGACTTATTGCCATTCGAGATATACTCTAAGAACGAAAGCGACTTAGTTATCACATTCATAACGGGCGGGAGTATACGTTTCTTCACAGGCGAAAGATTAGACAATCTGCGTGGTCTAAAGTTTCATTTAGCAGTAATAGACGAGGCTTCTTTTATACCTAACTTAGAAGACGGCTGGCTTAACTCAATAAGACCTACTTTGACTGACTACAAAGGGAAAGCTATATTCTTAAGCACTCCTAAAGGTAAAAACTACTTCTTTAGTTTATTTAGCAAAGCAGAACCCGATTGGCAAAGCTTTAAGTTCACTACATACGATAATCCTTATATTGACTCTAATGAGATAGATGACGCTCGTAAGCAACTGCCTGAAGTTGTATTCGAGCAAGAGTATATGGCAAACCCTGCCGAAAACGCAGCAAACCCATTCGGGAGTCAGCACATTCGAAAGTGTATACACCCTGTTACGACTATGCCTGTCGTAGCATACGGGATTGACTTAGCTAAGTCTGTCGATTGGACTGTTATCGTAGGTTTAGACGAAGACGGTAATGTAGCTTATTTTGACCGCTTTCAGATGGATTGGCACAATACTAAGCAAAACATACTTAGACTGTCTAAATGCCCTATCTTAGTCGATTCCACAGGGGTTGGCGACCCGATACTCGAAGACTTACAAAGAGAAGGGGTGAACATACAGGGTTTAAAGTTCACAAGTTCAAGTAAACAGCAACTAATGGAAGGCTTACAAGCTGCGATACATCAAGGGAAAATAGGCTATCCTGAGGGCATAATCAGTCAAGAGTTAGAAGTCTTTGAATATATGTATACTGCAACAGGTGTTAAATACTCAGCACCTTCAGGCTTTCACGATGACGCCGTAATGAGTTTAGCTCTTGCTTGGCAGAACTTCAGCTTAAAGCGTGGTACAGGAAGATACGCTTTCCTATAATTGCAACAATGTTGCATTTCTTATTTAATTCGCCGGTCATCATTTTATATGCCCGTTCATCACAATTTATTTTGTTGATATGTGAATAAGTTGTATATTCGTTTTATAATAGTTCTTTATTTATTAACTAAACACAAAACAAATGGAAATCACAAAACTAAATTGGAACGGCAACCCATTTCTTGAAAGGCTCTTATTCTTAATGAATAAGTATAACCTTACACAACAAGAAGCAGAACCATTAGCAAAGTTAGATTACAAACAAATTAAAGAAAAGTTATCTAAACTTAATTAAAACAAAATAGGGGTGCGACTATTCAACGCACAATTTAATACACTAAACACAAACACAATGAAAAAAGAAACCGCACAATTATTAGCAGTATTTTTAGTAGCTTGTTACCTTATTGGACAATTACAAGACATCTACTCAAAATGATTTACGCTATCTGCCTTCTGCTAATTGCAACAGGTTTTGTAATGGCAGCTTTATTTGACTACACAATTAAAAACTATGACCCAAAGCACAAAAGAATATATAGACAAATACTACGCAAGTGAGCCGATTAGTATAATGATGTCTAACATCGATGCGACTTACTTAGAGATACTTACTTATTGCAACGAGCAGGGATATGAACCTGCAAAGCGTAAATTAAGGAGACCAGAACATAAGTCAGAAATTGGCTTTTTTGACATTGATAATTACAAACCAGAAACAATATAATCAAATGGAATTACAACAAATCTTTGAAACAACAAAAGAACAACGCATCGAGTTTACGCATCAATTAATTGAACGCTTAAACGCAGGGGAGCTTGACCCGTTAAAAACACATCTACAAGTTAAAGCCTTAGAGGATATGCTCGAAACCCTAAAGAACAATAAGGACTATAAAGATGCAGTATTACAAGCAGCCGTATTAAATGGCAAGGACTTTGAGTATATGAGCGCAAAGTTTAACATTAGAGAAGTAGGCGTTAAGTATGACTTTAGCAAATGCGAAAGTCCTGCATACGATGAGATATTAAACGAGTACAATAGCGCAGCTAAAGCCAAAAAGGATATGGAAGAGTTCCTTAAGAAAGTTCCGCACACGGGTATTGATATTATTAACGGAGTTACTGGCGAGGTTACAAAAGTTTACCCACCTGCCAAGAGTAGCACAACAAGTGTAGCCGTATCATTAAAGTAATAAAAATATTGTACTTCTTTGCAATTTGCTTACCTTTGGCAGCGTTATGCTACATAGGTGGGCATCTTGCTTATGAGATAATGCTAAAACTTCGGAAATGACACCACAAGAAAAGGCTGAAGAAATATTTAATAAATACGCAAATGCAATATATCAAAGAGCATTAACTGTAATGCAATATGAAATATGTAAACAATGCGCCTTAATAGCAGTAGACGAAATAATTGCTTCTAACCCGATTGCCTTTGACGAAGATGATAATTGCATAGCAAAAGATTGGTGGCAAGAAGTAAAACAACAAATAGAATTATTATGACTTGGAACGATTTAACAGTTTGGCAGTACCAACAGATTTACCCAATAGTTACAAAGCCTGAGAAGGATTGGACTACCTTAGACGTTGAAAGTAAGTTAGTAGGCATTTTGCATAACCTTACAGACACGCAAGTGGATAGCTTAAGCGTAGGGGAGTTTAACAAATTAAAGGTAACCTTAAACTTCTTAGACGATAAGATAGAAGGTAAGCCGGTTAAATACACCGAAGTAAATGGCAAACGTTACAAGTTTATTTATGATGTGCAGCAGATCAAAGCAGCCAGATACATCGAGACAAAAGTATTTAGCACCGATTTAGTTGGTAACCTACACAAGTTAGCAGCCTCAATGGTTATTCCTCAGCGCAAAACCTGGTGGGGTAAATGGGTCGATGATACCTACGATGCTGCAAAGCATAGCCAATATGCCGAGGACTTACAAGGGGCTAATTTTATGCACGTTTACCAATCCATTGTTTTTTTTTATCAAGTATACAGAAATTGGATAGAAGTTTCACAGGCTTATTTGATAAAGGAAATGACGAGCAAGGGAATGAGTTTGGAACAAGCGAAAGAGGTGGTTCAAATTTTATGCAGCACTTTGGATGGCAATATTGCGCCAAATCTGTTGCCGACCACGAAAATATTACAGTTGATGAAAGCTACGAGCTAACAACAATCCAATTCTTAAATACCCTATCCTATCTAAAGGCTAAAGCCGATTACGATAAGGAGCAACATAGGAAACTTAAGTAGCCCTGCCATTTTTGGTGGGGTTAGTTATTTTTAGACCTTCCTTATATTTATTAGCGTGAGTATATCTAAAGCACAAATACAATCGTTAA